CTTTGGAGGGCAGCTCCCTAACACAGTGACGGCATCGCTCCGGATTCTCACCGGATTCCCTTTTCATCCATCCCAAAGATGGACACCAGCGTGCTGCAAAGCTAAGATATGTACATATTCATTTTTGGATAACGGGCATCAGCGGCGTGCCGCCTGGAACCGTATCTATTATAGGGAGACGGGGGCTATTTGTCAAGGAAAAGTGATCGACGGGGTTCGAGGGGCGGGGGATGTTGGGTGGGTTAGGTCGGATAGGAGGGTTGGGAGGAGGAGTTCTTGGTAGCTTTGAATGGGTATTCTGCATAAGAACCCCTCTTTTTTCACGCAGTTCCTGCGAAATATAACACAAATACGCGTTTTATAGAAAATAATGCTTGCAATGGGACAAACAGTGTGGTATACTGATTGAGCCGTCAGGGCAGAGCCTCTGGTCGATGTATCCGGGTGTGGCGAAGTGTGGTATCGCGCTTGAATGGGGTTCAAGAGGCCTTGAGTTCGAATCTCAACACTCGGACCATAACTGGACACCTATTTTGATACAATGCGTATCAGAATGGGTGTCCAGTTTCTTTTTATAAAAGGCCCTGTTTGCAAGGGTTTCCGAATACTTTTTAACGATAGCAGGCTCCGAGACGGTGAGAAATTCACGGCTTTGGGGCCTGCTCTGTTTTGGGCCTAGAAACCTTTTAACGAAAGGTCGCTGCTATGTCCATTTTTCGGCCAGGTATGTTCACCTGGGAGCGTCCCTCCCCCGGCAAGAAAAAAGCCGGAGCTGTTACGCTCCGACCGTGATCTCTGTGCCGTTGTAGAAAACAAAGGTAATACTGCCGTCCCGGTGCACGATGCCCTTCTCCACCATCAGCGTCCAGATGGTATCGTCCCAGGTATCCAAAACCTCCGGCTGCTTTTTGAGCGTCCGGATGAACCGGGCGATGGCCTGATCCTGCTGCTGGCGGCGTTCCCGCTCCGCTTGCAGTCGCTCCAGCTCCCGCGCTGCGGCTTCGTACCGCTGGGACAGGCTCTCGTACCTTTGCAGGTAGGCTTCTTGGGATTGTGCGGTGGAGGCATTTTCCTCGATGGCCGCTTTGACCAGCTCGGCCACCACCTCCGTTTCCTCGGTTTGACGCTGGACGTCCTCATCCAAGGCGGTGAAATCCGTCAGGCTCCTGCGAACCAGCTCACAGTCCGCCACGATCCGCTTGCGGTCATGCATCAGCTGATCGTAGGCCGTGAGGAACATTTTCTGCACCGTTTTGGTGTCCACATGAGGGGTTTTGCAGGTGGTTTCGTTGACGAATTTGTTGTTGCACTGCCAGATCGTCTTGCGGTATTTGCTGTTGGAGTGCCAGACCTTGGAGCCGTAAAAGCTGCCGCAGTCGCCGCATACCAGCTTTGCCGCCAGGACGCTGATTCCGCTGTAGGTGTTTCCCAGGGCACGTCGTCTGGCAAACTCGAACTGCACATAATCCCACTCGTCCGGCTCGATGATCGGCTCATGGCTCCCCTCCACATAATACTGCGGCACCTCGCCTTCGTTGGGCTTCAGCTTCTTTTCCAGAAAATCCACCGTGAACTGCTTTTGCAGCAGGGCGTCACCCTTGTACTTCTCGTTGGTGAGGATGCTGGTGATGGTGGTCTTGCTCCACTTCACCTTGCCGCAGGGGGAGCGAATGCCCAGCCGCTCCAGCTCCTTGCCGATGGCCGCTTGGGCCTTGCCCTCCAGGAACAGTCGGTAGATCAGGCGCACCACCTTGGCCTCCTCCTCCACGATGGCCGGACGCCCATCCTCGCCTTTGCAATAGCCCAGAAAGCGGCTGTAGGCCAGATGGACTTTGCCGTCTGAAAAGCTTTTCCGCTGGCCCCAGGTGATGTTCTCAGAGATGCTCCGGCTCTCCTCCTGGGCCAGCGAGGACATGATGGTAATAAGCAGCTCGCCTTTGCCGTCGAAGGTGTAAATTCCTTCCTTTTCAAAGAAGCACTCGCAGCCCACCTCCTTCAGCTTGCGGATGGTGGAAAGGCTGTCCACCGTATTGCGGGCAAAACGGGATACGGACTTGGTGACGATCAGGTCGATTTTTCCGTCCAGGGCGTCTTGGATCATGGTGTTGAAGCCCTCACGTTTCTTGGTGTTCAGACCCGAAATGCCCTCATCCGTATAAACTTTTACGAACTCCCACTCCGGTTTTGACTGAATGAATTTGGTGTAGTAGTCCACCTGGGCCTCGTAGCTGGTGAACTGCTCGTCGCTGTCGGTGGACACACGGGCATAACCGGCCACCCGGCGCTTCTGCACACCTTTGGACGGCAGCTTGGTCAGCGGGTTGATGGTGGCCGGTATCATCGTTATTTTTGGCATTCTGATTTCCTCCTGTTCTCTAGACGTTGGGCTGCTGCGGCTTTCATCTCAGGCGACCAGGAGTCCCGCCGGGAGCGGTCGGCCCACTCCTTCACGAGCTCGGTGCCATCCGTCAGGCAGAACACCAGCCGGTTGCCGTTCTCCACACGGATTGATGTAATTTTGCTGCGGAGGGCTTCAGCGGTGATCTCCTCCAGACCCAGAGCTTCACTGGCAACAGTCTCTAAGGTGGATTCCGGCACCTGCTTGGATGGGCAGGCGGCTTTCCCGTAGACGTTGAAGGTGCCGCAGATCCATACCGGGCCGGTTTTGGTCATCTTCCGGCGGTAGTTTTTCCCGCAGCCAGCGCAGACCAGCAGTCCGCTAAACGGATAGGTACGTTTGGAGCTGCCGTTGCTGGGATGCTTTTCGGCCTTCTGCGCCATCAGCTCCTGGGCGGCACGGAATGTCTCCATGCTGATGATCGCTTCATGGGTGCTTTCCGCATGATACATGGGGTGCTCGCCCTGATTGGGGAGCATCCTTTTGGTCAGATGGTTTTCGCAGAACGTCGTCTGCAAGAGCAGATTCCCGGTGTAAGAGTAATTGCGCAGCACCTTGCGGACGCTGGAGTAGTGCCATGCATTCCCAAGCCGGGTGGGTACGCCAGATTCATTCAGCCGCTTGGCGATCGTCGGGCAGCCCACACCGGAGAGATACTCCTCAAAGATGTACTGGACCGTCTCTGCCTCCTCCGGCACGACCACATACTGTCCGTCTTGGTAGCGGTACCCCAGCACGGTGCCGTTCCAGGGCATTCCGCTCTCAAAGTTTTTCTTCACCCGCCATTTCTGATTTTCACTCACAGAAAGGCTTTCCTCCTGGGCGTAGGATGCCAATATGGTCAGCATCAGTTCGCCCGCAGAGCTCATGGTATGGATGTTCTGCTCTTCAAAATAAATATCCACCCCCAGCGTTTTCAGCTCTCGGACGGTTGCTAACAGCGTGACCGTATTTCGAGCAAACCGGGAGATGGACTTTGTGATCACAAGATCGATTTTCCCGTCACGGCAGTCGGAAAGCAGCTGCTGGAATCCGGCTCTGGATTCCTTCGTGCCGGTCTGCGCTTCATCCGAGTAAACTCCCGCGTAGAGCCATTCGTTGTGGCCCTGGATGAACGTGCTATAATGGCTGACCTGCGAGGACAGCGAATGCAGCATGGCATCCTTGCCACTGGATACGCGAGCGTAGGCCGCGACCCGTTTTTTCTGCTCCAGCTTCGTCGGCTGCGGGACAAGCGTTATCGATTTGGCCATGATCTCACCTCCTTGTAGTGTGACATATTACCTCTGAGGTCTTGATAGATCAAGTCAATTCCCCGGTATACACTGCACGAAGATATACCGTACTTATTGGCTAGTATTGTATCAATCACGACGTAGTCCGTGGGGCTGATAATGCCTTTGAACAGCATCCGCTTGACCTGGATCATAGAGGCCAGGTATCGCTCTAATCTGGAACGATAAACCGTGGGCATAGCGCGTTTTCGACACGCACGTTCAAAGGCGGACCGAGAAATTTTCTGAACGGTCACAGGGGGCTTTCGCACGATACCACCTCCTCGTCGTGTGGCATATTAACTCTGCTATCTGGATATTGCAAGTCACTTTTTCGGTAGATACTGCGGGTGCCGATGTTGTATTTTTCAGCGAGAAGGGCTTCGGCCCGTAAATAGTCCTCCTGGGACAAAATCCCCAGAGCGTACAGCTTTTGCACCGGGCACATGGAGGAAAGATACGCCTCTACTCTGGCACGATAGGTCTCATTCATCGCAGACACGCTCCTTCCCAAAGCGGTCGGCAATATAGCATTTGTGGCTGCAATATTTGCGGGTTTGATTCCCGTAGGCGGTGAACTCCTGCCCGCAGCAGGCGCAGGTGTAGTGATAGACTGCTTTTCGCCGGACCAGCTCCGGGTGGCTGTTCCACCATGATGCACGGCAAGCGTCCGAGCAGAATTTCTTGGGCTTCTGCTTTGGGATGATCTTCACCAGCTTCCCGCACTGCTGGCAGGCGGTGGTGTTCTTGGCTGTATCACGGTCCAGCCCGTTTCTGCGGCAAAAGGAGCGCACGGTATTATGAGAGATGCCCAGCGCCTGCCCG